ATAATCATCGAGTTTGCTTGTAAGCGACCTAAGCGTCTTACAAACGCTATTCCTCGTTATGACATCGACAACCTTATTAAGTTACCACTGGACTGTATGACCAGTGCCGCAATGTTTTGGCACGACGATTTTCAAATTGAAGCAATAGTAGCGCGTAAGCGTTACGCAGAAACAAACGAAGAGGAACACACGAAGTTACAAGTAATGTCTTTATAAACTCTGTAGGAGGAGTCAATGGAAGAGTACCAAACCAGTGAGTTAGTCGAAAAGACTGCTTGTCCAAACTGTCCGTCGTCGGATGCCTACGCTATCTATGATGATGGTGACGGTAAGAGTCATGGCTATTGTTTTAGTTGTCGCACTTATGTGCATGATTTAAGCAATGACTTTGACGATGAAGCAAAGCCAACCATCACACCAACAAACAAATCAACAAATCAATCATTACCACACGGAGAGTATGCAGATATACCTGCACGAAAGCTTTTTGCTAAGTCCCTTAAAAAGTTTGGTTACAGCGTTGGAGATGGCAAACACTATGCGCCCTACTTTGATAAAAACGGCGTATTGGTTGCAGTAAAAGTTCGCGGCGCAAACAAAGAGTTCTATGTTGTTGGCGATATGAAAAAAGCAACATTGTTTGGTCAAAACCTATGGTCGGGTGGTGCAAAAAGACTTGTGTGCTTTGAAGGTGAAGTAGATTGTGTAAGTTATGGTCAAGCAACAAATTTAACGTGGGAATGTGTCAGCGTTCCTAGTGGTGCGGCAGGTGCAGCTAAAGCAATTAGACAAAACATCGAGTTTATCGAAAGCCACGCAGAAGTCGTGTTCTGTTTTGATAACGATGAAGCTGGCCAAGAAGCCGCAATAGAGTGCGCCGCCCTACTTAAACCTGGTCTTGCTAAGATTGCAAAGCTACCACTTAAAGACGCAAGCGACATGCTTGTGGCTGGTCGCGTCGAAGAACTTAAAACAGCTATCTATACAGCTAAAACCTATCGTCCTGATGGCATTGTACAGGGTGATGAGATTGATCTTGCCGAAGTTATAAAGGCAACACCAAAAGGCTTAGATGTCCCTTACAACGAACTCAATGCGGCGCTTAGAGGTTTTCGTAAAAGAGAGTTGTATATGTTGTGCGCCGGATCAGGCGTCGGTAAAAGCACCTTTGCTAAAGAGTTAGGTGTACATCTAGCTAAAGAACACGGACAACGTATTGGGTGGGTCATGCTTGAAGAGTCACTTAACAAAACAGTCCAATCAATAGTCGCTATTGACAACGATGTCCCTGTTGGTGATTTGATGGAAAACCCTTTGTATCTCGAAGAGAGCGAGTGGCGTAGAAGTATGCATCAGATCGTCGAGAACTGTGCGTTTTATGACGCTTGGGGTAGTACCGAAGTAGACAACCTGATGCAACGACTTCGATATTTAGCTGTTGGGTGTGAGTGTGATTGGGTTGTACTTGATCACGTCAGTATGGTGATTTCAGGCTTAGATGTTGAGGAACGCAAAACACTAGACGTTCTGTTAACCAAACTCAGACAGTTTGTCGAGCAAACAGGTGTTGGTGTTATTGCTATTAGCCACTTACGTCGTAACAACAGTAAAACATCATTTAACCGTGCAGGTGAAGTTGATCTTAACGACTTACGAGGCTCGGCAAGTTTAGAGCAATTGAGTGACGTCGTACTTAGTGTCGAGCGAAATCAAATGGACGAAGACCGAGACAAAGCTGAAGTCAGCCAGTTGCGCTTACTTAAAAATCGACCTTTTGGTCAAACAGGACCAGTAGGGTTTGTTAAATACGACCGCCACACTGGAAGACTCAAGCACTTTGATCAAGACATGCCAGTGGATGTTGAAGATTTTGAAGTGCCTTTTTAATACAGGTATTACCTATATGAATACTGGAGGAAATAACTATGTGGATACTTCCACAAAACTACCAACTGTCATCAGCTTTTGTAGCGGATATGGTGGAATCGAGCGAGGACTTGACCTTGCCGGGTATGAACATCGAGTCATCGCTTATGTGGAGATCGAAGCCTTCGCCATTGAAAACTTGGCAACGAAGATGGAAAACAAGCAGTTGGATGCCGCGCCTATATGGTCGAATGTTAAAACCTTCCCTGCACACCTCTTTCGAGACAAAGTTAGCCTCCTTACATCCGGCTATCCGTGTCAACCTTTCTCAGCTGCAGGAGAACGAAAAGGCGCAGAAGACCCACGACACCTTTGGCCATTTATTCGGGAACATATCAGAACAATTAGACCTACTCGGGTCTTCTTTGAGAACGTCGAAGGACACATCTCGCTTGGACTCTCCACAGTCATCAGCGACTTGGAAGAAGATGGTTACGTCTGCTCGTGGGGAATATTCAGCGCGGAAGAAGTTGGCGCTCCCCATAGACGCAAGCGGGTCTACATCTTGGGCAACGCCAAGAGCCGCTGACTCAGCCGGAGGGCCAAGGACATTAAACGAAAAGGGCCAACGAATATCAGTAAGCGATCCGACAAAGACCTATGGCGCTAATCTCAGCGATCAGGTAAGGCACTGGCCTACACCCTCGGCGCGAGATCATAAAGGAGGCAGTGGGACTGTCGTACAAGAAGGTGACAAGTTTTATCGGGTATCAAACACCACTCAAACCCGATTCGGAGCAAGACTCGATGCAGTAGTTGAGCATTTACATAAGACCAACTGGCCAACACCGACTGTTCAAGATTCCAACAAAGCAACTAAAAAGATGCGAGTTAATCATCAGAACAACCTTACGGCTGTTGTTTTTAACGCTGAAAAAGAAACCTTACCTACTCCAACTAGTCGTGATTATAAAGGTGGATACACAGAAGATGCTTTGACTCGGAAAGATGGAAAGTCACGACGTTTTGACGCTTTACCAAATGCTGCTATTGGTGGTGTTGGTACTGACGTGGTTAAAGGCCATTTAAATCCAGATTGGGTAGAGCAATTAATGGGTGTGCCTTTGGGTTGGACATCATTGACAGGGACAAACACTGATTGGACTTATGGGTGGCACGACGGCTCGTGGGAAGAAGGTATTTCTCGCGTGGTGGACAGCATTGCAGACCGTGTAGATCGAATTAGATTACTAGGAAATGCAGTCGTACCCCAAACGGCGGCAAAAGCATGGATAACACTTGGAGAACGATTATGAATGGCAAAGGAGACAAACAACGACCCACCAACAAACGAGCATTTGATCTCAGCTTTGATCGAATCTTTGGTGCGTTGCTTGGTAGAAAAAAAGCTAAACCCCCAAACCAACAACAACAAGTTTTAGATTACTTAGCTAAAAATCTAACGATTACGACAGCCGAAGCAAACACGCACCTTGGAGTTACCAGACTGTCTTCTCGTATTTTTGATTTGAAGGCAAAAGGTTATGAGTTTGATCGACAATTGGTTGTTACTAAAAATCGAGTTGGTAAACCCATACGTCACGCACAGTGGAGGTTGAAGTCATGAAATATGAATGCGTGAACTGCGGCTTGATTGATGAAACTGACGTTTGCGAGGAAAAAGTTGTCGATTTAGAGCCGATGGGCGACCACAAAGTTGAAAGAGTCACCTATTTTACAACTTGTGGTTTTTGTGGAAGCGACAACATTGAGCCAATTGAACCGGGTTACTGCCCTCACTGTGATTAAAGGAATAAAAATGAAAGCGTCAATTACACCGCACGAATTGTTGCGGTTAATACATCGAGCGGAAGATGCTTATGAGAAAAAAGGAGCATCAGCCATAGCCCAACGAATGAGGATTGCAGCAATGAAGCGTTTTGTTACAGACATGAAGGCTCAGGCTCCAAACAATAACTTACAGATAAGTCTTGAGGACCATTTGATTCTCACTGACTTACCTGAGTAGGTGTCGAAGTGGAGGAGCTTGTATACGACATCGAGGCAGATAATTTAATACCGGGTCTAACAAAGATTTGGTGTATCGGAGTATGTAGTCCCACGAAGCCAGATGAGGTTACTACTTACACAGACTATGACGACCGCCACCCTTCTTTACAGGAAGGTTTACTGCGCCTAAAAAACGCCAAAAGATTGATTGGTCACAACAACGTAGGGTATGACTGCCCTGCCATTGAAAAGCTTTACCCTGGCTACGTTAGATTTGAGCAACAGTGGGACAACATGGTTGTGGCTGCTCTGTTAAACCCAAGTCGTCGAAGTTTAGCTTTAGCTACTTTTGGGAAAGAGTTTGGATTTGAAAAAGGTGACTTTCACGACTTCAGTGCCTATAGCGAGGACATGCGAATATATATGGTACGCGACGTTGCATTAACTGCGCGTGTGTATATCGATCTCCAAGATAAGTTAAAGAAAGCTTATGCTACAGGTGTTGATTTTAGAAAAGCCATTGAATTAGAACATCATGTCCAGTTGTGTCTTTCATTACAGAATCAACATGGATTTAAGTTTGACGTTAAAAATGCAGAACTTTTATCAGCCAAGCTTTCACAGCAAGTGTCTGATTTAGAGACTCAATTAGCGCAAGTGTTTACTCCAATGATTCGGCCTAAAAATGCACGTTGGTGTTATAAAGCTAGAACTTGGGTATCACCTGAAATATTTCGTCCAAAGGTTAACAATCGAACAGCGGGTTATGTAAAAGACGCTGATGTAGTAAGAGCAAAAGTTGAATCATTTAATCCAGGTTCACGAGAGCAAGTTGCTATGCGCCTTAATCATTTGTATGGATGGAAACCATCCGCTTACACGGAGGATGGACGACCTAAAGTTGATGAGTCTGTTTTAAAAGAACTCGAATATCCAGAAGCTAAATTACTTGTATCTTTTTATAAAACCAACAAGCAATTAGCCCAACTGTGTGAAGGCAAAACAGCGTGGTTAAAGTTACACGAAAAAGGACGTATGCATGGCTATGTAAGGTCATGTGGTGCGCGTACTCACCGGATGAGTCACTCTCGACCAAACATGGCTCAGTGCGACA